TTAAGAACTATCTGATGCCTTCGGGAGTAAATGGAACCCCAACAATTGAACCTTTAAACAACGTAGGACCTAATTTAAATGATCCTGCTCCTCTTGCATACTTCTTCGATAAGCTGATTAACGAATCTAAAGTTCCAAATTCTAGATTTACCGGACCAGACGGAGGAACAATGGGAAAATATGCCAATGCAGCCGAAGGACTTGATAAGCAAGAAATTAGATTTGCCAAGTTCATCAATAGATTAAGGACAGCCTTCCAGGATGTCCTAATTAAGCCACTCTGGATCCAGATGTGTAAGGATTTTCCTGAACTGGAGAAAGACTACATGTTTAAGTCTCAGCTTGGTTTAGATTTTGTTTCAGATAACCCATTTAAGAGAAATCAAGAGATGGAGATCATCCTAAAGAAGAAAGAAGCAGTCGATAAGTTAATTTCACTAACCGACGACACTGGGGGAGGATTCTTCTCGGTTCCTTATCTGGTGGAAAACTATCTTGGTCTGAGTGCAGACGACATCAAGGCAAACGCAGAAGCAATCAAAAAGGCTGAAGAGAAGAAGAAAAAAGAGGGAAAAGAGGGAGAAGCACCAGCGGAAGGAGCAGCACCAGCAGCACCAGCGGCACCAGCAGCTCCAGCTCCGGCACCAGCAACCTAAGATAAAGAGAAGAAATGGCAGGTTTTTTAGACGCAAATCCACAGAATAGGTTCCTAACCCAGATCTATAAGAATTTAAGTAAGATTGGAAAGTTTGGGATGCAATACGAAGACATGGTCATTCGTAATTCTCAGGCTATTGGGGAGACAGAATCTCAGATGTTTTCTGAAGAGGGAACAGGATTCACCAACGACAGTGCTTACTACTGGACTCTTGGGTATCAGGACACCAAGATTAGAAAGTATATCGCCTACTTCGACAAGGACTACCTTGGCAAGAGAGATTTTCTTAGAAAGTTTTCTTTGAATGGCGAGATTGATTTTATCCTAGAGACGATCACGGACGAAGCAATCAACTACGATGATAAGAACTTCTTTGCCTATCCAGCTCTGAATAATATTGATCTAAAGGATACAATCTTGGACAAGGTCCAAGAGAACTTTAAAACGATCTACATGCTGTATGCTTTCCAGCAGAACAACCTTGCATGGCAGCTATTTAAGCAGTTCTTGATCGACGGATTCCTTGCATTTGAAATTGTCTATTCCACTGATGGAAAGAAGATAGTTGGATTCAAAGAACTTGACCCAACATCTCTTCAGCCATCTACGGAAAAAGCTCCGGACGGATCTTTTGAACAGATCTGGATCCAGTATCCGAAAGACAACCAGCTTACTAGAAGACTGAAATCTGAACAGATCATCTACATCTCCTATGCTAAAGGAAATTCCATTTCCAGGGTTAGCTATGTTGAAAGACTGATTAGATCTTATAATATTCTGAGAGTAATGGAGAACACAAGGGTCATCTGGAACGTGATGAACGCTTCATATAGACTTAAGTTTGTCATCCCGGTTGGATCGCAGTCTCAGCAGAAAGCGATGCAGACGTTGGGCCAGCTAATGTCTTCCTATAAAGAAGAAGTTTCTATCAACGACACTTCAGGAGAACTTCTAGTGAACGGAACCCCGAAGATTCAGTTCTACAAGAACTACCTATTCCCTGAAAAAGATGGGGTTTCCCCTCAGATCGATGTACTAAATGCCAACGGTCCAGACTTTAACGTCATGGAAAATGTCATCTACTTCTACAATAAATTAAAGTTAGACTCTAAGATTCCTTATGCTAGATTTGCTGGCAGAGGAGCAGCTCCTGCCAACTATCAGATCTCAATAGATCAGTTGGAAAGAGACGAGATCAGATTTGAAAAGTTCTTAATTAGACTTAGATCTATCTTCCAGGAAATAGTAGTTAAACCCCTGTACATTCAGATGTGTTTAGATTTCCCTGAGCTTTCTAAAGACCGTAAGTTTAAAGCAGATTTGGGTCTGGATTACTACAGCGAAAATCAGTTCCAGAAGCTACTAGATCTTGCCCATTTAACTAAGGCGACCGACTTTATTACCTCCGTTGGAGAAATTAAGATGAAAGTCGGGGAAGAAGAAAAACCCTATTTCGACAAGGATTTCTTGATCAGAAGATTCCTTCCCCTTACTAAAGACGAGTTCGATAAGAACAAGGTGTTCAAGGAGAAAGAAGCCGAAGAAGCAAAGAAGGCTAAGAAAAAAGGTGGAGGAGAAGCAGCAGGAGAAGCATTTACTCTTTAATCGAGACCGTATATTCATGTAAGATATCCTCTACATGAAAAAAGAACTCAGAGTCCTACTAGCCGTCGAGTCCCTAACTGGGAACGGATCACAGAAAGAAAAACAAAAATTAATTTCCGATAATCTATCGGAAGAGATGCTCTACATTCTAGACGTCTGCTTTAATCCTTTTATCACGACAAAGCTTCATAAATTGGAGATGTCTAACGAGATCATCGAGGAAGAATTTCCTGGGTTTGAAACTTTTAAGGATTTGATAGAGGATCTAAAAAAAGCTCCTGCAGCAAACGACGCACTTAGGTCTAGAGCAAATCACCTCATCAACTGCACAATCAAAGAGGAAGACCTTGCAGAAGACATCAACCTTAGGGTTATTTTGATGAAGATCCTCACCAAGAGGATGAACATCGGAATCGGAGCCAAGCTAATCAATAAGGCGATAGGGAGAGAGTTAATTCCTGATCCTTCTTTAATGCTGGCTTCGGACGACCAGAAGGAGATAGTAGGATGGGATAAGATCTACTGCGAGGAGAAGTACGACGGGGTCCGTGTGATAGCTAAAGGGAACATGAATGGATTTCAATTCTACACTAGGGCTTTCAACGAATTAGATAAGGCTAAGCTGTCCGGAATCGAGTCCGATCTAATTAAAGTTCTTCGCGATTCTGAGACCACTCACGACGTCTTCTTCGACGGAGAGCTCACCGATCTAAACCGAAAGTCTGTTTCTGGAAAGGTCACCCAGATTTTAAAGGGAACTGCTCCTGACGACATTGACAAGGGATTTATCTTCAACGTCTTTGATGTTGAAAAGCCGGAGGTTCTAGAGTCTGGAAAGGGAAGTACCCACTATCTCAAGAGAAGACAGGACTTAGAATCTCTTCTTGGATTTCTCCCCTCGAGCAGTTCGATTAAGCTCGCCCGTCAGTGGGTGGCGGACACGATGGAGGAAGTCCACGGAATCTACGATCAGATAATTTCTCTTGGCGGAGAAGGGGTTATCCTCAAGTGTTCAGACCACGTCTACGAGTGTAAGAGAAGCAGAAATTGGGTGAAGCTAAAGCAGATCCAGGATTGTGATTTAGAAATAGTTGGATGGTACCCTGGAGAGGGCAAGAGGGAAGGCTATATCGGAGGGCTAATCTGCACAGATGCAAGTAGAACTCTAGAAGTTAGGATCGGATCTGGATTTACGGATGCAGATCTAAAGTCTCTGAGCCAGAACGCAGACGATCTGATCGGCAGAATAACAGCAGTCCAGTACAACGAGACCATCACTGATAAGTTTGGAGGACGCAGTTTATTCTTACCCCGCTTCATCGAAATCAGAAGCGATAAGAATTTACCAGATGATATGTCTAGCATGTTCTAAAAACAGAAACTAACGGTCCCCAGAACACTATAATTAAAGATTATGATCCAAGATCTATTAACAGAAAAATTAAGACCCAAAGAGATTAGACACATGATCCTCCCTCCGAGGATTAGGTCTCTCTTTGAAAATAAAGGGTTGAACCATAACGTCCTGTTGGCGGGTTCTCCTGGATGTGGAAAAACTACCCTAGCTAAGATTTTAGCCAAGGATTTGCCCCACATCTTTATCAACGTCTCCGACGAGAGCTCGGTGGACACCATCAGAAATAAGATCAACGACTTCTGCTCTAACATCTCAGTCTTGGACGGAAAATCTTCTAAGAAGGTTGTTATCCTAGATGAGTTTGACGGAGCATCCGATCAGTTCTATAAAGCCCTGAGAGGAACCATCGAGAAGTTTGCGGGAAACACTAGATTCGTGGCAACGTGCAACTGGATCAATAAAGTTCCAGAAGCCATCCAGAGTAGATTCGAGGTCATCAACTTTGATCCATCCAATCCTGAAGAGGAGGAGATGATCAAAGACGAGTGGAGATCTAGAGTTAATTTAATTCTGGGCAAGCTCGGAATCACGATCGACCAGGAGTCTTTGGTTGCCTTCGAGAGAGAATACTTCCCTGATTTTAGATCTGCACTGAACAGGATTCAGTCCTGGACTATCGAGGGAATCACTAAGATCGACTTGTCCAAAGTTAAGGAGGCCAATTGGTCGTACGAGGACTTGTACAAGATGATTGTAGAATCTAAAGATCCTGTTAAAAACTACCAGACAATCGTGGGCCAGTACTCAACTAAGGTGGATGACGTTATGACCTCACTGGGAGAAGAGTTTATCAACTGGATTGTGAAGAACCATCCAGATAAAACAAAGATCATTCCTGCAGTTGTAGTTCTGGTTGCTTCCCATCAAGCACAGAGAATTGCAGTCATTGATCCTGTTGTTTCTCTTCTGTCTCTATTTTACCAAATTCAAAAACTAATCGACTAATGGAACTACTACCCGAAAGAATAAGAAGAAAAGGATTTTTCTACGACTTTGTTAAAAGAGGAGAAAAAGCTATGATTTACAAGCAGACCGACGTGGAGGACAACTTTATCGTTGCCTACGAGGTCTTTAAGGTTAAAGTCGACCAGCCTAAGGTCGTCTTTGGAATCCAACTGAACGAGAGGGAAATCTTTCCTGCCAACGAGGACTTTGGAAAGTGGGCTTGGTCCTGTCCTAACTTAGAGAGAGCCGAAGTCAAGTTCCAGTATCTAGAAAATTTAACCGAGGATATTGTTCAAGAG